CCGATAGAATGGCAGAATTAACCGAAGCAATGACGGCGCGGCGAAAATTGCCTTTCACCTATACGCACCACAAATTGACGGCCAACAATACCGCCGAACTGTTAAAAGCAAATCAAGCCGGCTTCACTGTTAACGTGAGCGCCAACAATACCGCCGAAGCCGTCCGGATTAAAAAGAATACCGGCCTGCCGGTCGTTACACTGCTACCAATGAACGCGCCGAATGTTCAGACAATCGACGGCGTGAAAATTGTCGCCTGCCCTGCTGAAAAATCGGACCGCGTGAACTGTGGCAATTGTGCGGAGAAATTTTGCGCGGCGCGTGAGCGTGATTATATTGTCGGTTTCCGCGCTCATGGTAGCAAAAAGAAAAACGCCGATATTATCGCGACCGCGTGAGCGTGAGCAAAAAAAAATATTGTAGCCGGTTAACGCCGGCTTTTTTATGCCATGCCTATACGCGCACCAGTAGCGGCCCAGATCAAAATTTAATCGCTAACATATAACGCGCTGATTTTAAAGTTAAATTTTGTTAATGTTAGTGTTTTTGGTCCATTTTTAAAAATCAAAAATCAATTGTAAGGCCTCAAAATAGCCGCTCACGCGCTTTTAATTTTCCGAATATTACGGCCTAAGCTTTTTTTAAATCGCATACGCGGCGATTACGGCCGGTTTAATGGCATTTTTCAAAACCAAAAAAAGGCCGTTTTTTGCTGTTTTTACATATATAGAAGCAAGACTTTTTTCACACGATCGCATTATTTCTTGACTTTGGCCGGTAATGGTCTATCATAGGATCGTGATAATTTTATCGCACCGGATACCGCGCCGGATTTTCGCGGCTTTAATAGGATAGAAAATTATGAATAATGTGACTAACTTTTTCGGCGATACCGCCGGACCACTGGCCCCAATTCGCGACGCTGGTTTCGGCGACGCTGATTTCGGGATCCATACTTACGCCGCCGGCTATTATAGAATACCGGATACGGTGAGCTGGGACGATTACGACGATAGCAAAGCCGTTTTTACACCGGCCCACAATAAAAAGTATTACATTGCCCGCGCTGATAATGGTATGACTTTGGGCGATCCAAAAAGCCTACAGTATCGACCAGTAGCGCCGCGCGAATTAATCGGAAAAATGCGCGATATTATCGAACGGTCATCGCTGAATTTGGACGGGATAACCGAAAATATTCAAATCAGCCATAATGGCGAACGCACGTTCGTTGAGTATGACTTGCCCAATAATAAATATCCTACTCCGGCGGGAGACACTGCCAGCCTGCAACTATTAGGCACTACCAGTTTCGATAGCACTTTCCCTTTCACAATCAGCGCCGGCGCTTTGCAAAAAGCTTGCTTGAATAAACAGATTTTTACGTCCGGCAATGTCGCCGTTTATCAGTCGCACCACGTTAAAAGTTTAGACATTGATTACGCCGCGAACCGGATACAATCGGCGCTTGGAATTTTTGAAAAGGAAACCGCGCTCTGGCAGAAATACGCCGCGACGCCATGCGATCGTTTTACCGCTTTTAAAATGCTGATCTCGGTAATCAATTGGGGTGCTGGTAACGACGTTTTAAAAGCTTATCCGGACGCTACCGAGGCCGACATTAATCGCCTTTATTTCGACGCGACGGCGGTCCGACGGTCTAATGGTTTCGATCACGCTTGGAAAAAATTCGACACTCATTACACGCGCAAGTTTGGTCATAATTATTGGGCCGTTTATAACGCGCTTACTGATTGGTCGACTCACTTCGGCACCACACTATTGACCGGCAAAAAAGTATCAGCGAATTTTAAATCGTCGCAAGTCGGACGCGAGAAAAAAATCGTCGAAGCTTTTAAAAATATTAACCAAAGCTTAGCGGCTTAACTTAACCGGCGGCGCTATCATAGGCCGCTACTTTTTTTATTTTTACGGGAGTTTTAAAAAATGAATTTAGCCAACATTAGAAAAAACGAAAACATGAAAATTTCGGTCGATTGTAACGACGGCCACCGGTCTGGCTGGTTACAAATTGAAGCCGGCTTAACTGGCTGTTTCGTCGATCTTGTTATCGATTGCGGCGACGTATGCGAGGGCCGCGAATTGTATGGCAATATCCTTGCGAAACGGTCGACGCTTGAGGCTGTAATTGCCTTAGGCGGCTTTAAACCATGCGACTACGGTTTAGGGGATTTTATGCTATCCGATTACGACAAGCGCGTTACACTGCCGGCGGTGTTGCTTTGGTATCATGGCCGCGAATACATGGCCGAGGATCGCCGCTTGGATCGCCGCTACCAGCTAACCGCACCGGCGATTGATTTGACCGATATCAGCCTACCGGATTCTAACAAGATCAAGCTTGCCGGATTCGATACCGCCGATTAACCGCCCTCAATTTTTCCCCTCTTCGCCGGTCTAATCGCCGGCTTTTTTTTGTCTCAATCATCCACATTTAAGCAGCTTAGATTGATCACTTTTTGATCAACTATATTCGCCGCCTTGTTGCATTGCCGGACCAACTGCCGGCGCTTTTTGATTTAACGGCCTTGTACGCGCCGTTTACTGATTGTTTTTTAGTCGATCGCTTGTAAGGCTTCTATTAAGCCGCTCACGCCACGATAGCGATGCCCTACCCGATTGCATTAGGTAAAATTTTAAAGCGCTTATAGGTAGCATAGCGGCGCCCTCACATACGCCGGCGCACATTGTCAACGGCGCTATAGAATACCAGCAGGCCGCGCAAAGTATCCGCCATGGTTACCGCCGCCGCCGTAAGATTAACCGAGCCGAGTAATCGAGAGTTAACTAAACCTAGGAAAATCAATGACTTACGCGGGCCGGTATGGGACAGGGGGGGTGTGTACGTTAGCGTATACAGGCCGGTACACAGATTAGGATTTTTGGACTGTCAAGGGCGTACACAAAAACGGGCCTGCAGGGAAACTTGACGGTCTGTCATATACCTGCTATAACTCTTAACGCTACTAGTACCCGCAGTTGGTGCTAATACAACCCTAACAGGGACTCCTACTCACATGGCTAACAAAGGACATCACATTGAACTAGAATTAACCGGCACAGACTTCGATCTGAAAGTACCAGTATACGCTGAAGCGGACGCTGAATTAGACCAAGCAGGCGACATTAACCTAGTCCTGTATATGTACGTCGGAGAGGACGATGAGGCCTGCTCTGAGAACCGTATATCCCTCTCTCAAATCTTCAATAGGTGGATTGACCACTATATAACCACTGAAGTTGGCTACAATCACCTGTACTCTCTGTCCGATTGTCTAAGGGACATCTCCAATACTATGCGAGATGCTGCAGATAGCATTAAAGAAATGACTATACCCCTAGACGACGACGGAGAAACGGACTATGACCGCATGGACGGATGAAGAAATAAGCCAGTACGATCCTAATGACCTACTAGAGTTCTGTATTAAGCAGAAATTGTCTACTTCTCTGGCACATATTAAGTATAAATGCCAAAAAGACGCTACACCGTTTGATTTAGAGCTAATTGACCTAGAACCCTACCCAGTTTTCTGTCCTATTCTTGGCGTAACGCTAGAATGGACCAAGGTTGGACAGGGTACGGCCAACTTTAGCCCGTCAATAGACCGTATAGACCCTAAAAAGGGCTACGTTAGGGGTAATTGTAGGATAATTAGTGCAAAAGCCAACCGTTTGAAGAACGACGGGACGCTAGAAGAGCTAAAATCGGTGCTAAACTACATGGAAGCCAACCAAAACGGGTACAATTTATGTCCGCCAAGGCAAGAGAAGCTAGTTTAGGTAATTTTTTTTAATTTATTTACCCTATATAGATTGACTTTTAGTAAAATATATGTTATAATTAGAATATCTTTATAGGATACTTAAAAAGTAAATTTCCTGTAAGTTTATATAGTAACATATAATAAAAATAATAAGTAGCTTACTATAATAAAATCCTCTAATTATACTATATAGGGTAAATCTATGCCTGCTAAGAAGAAGCTCACCAAGAAAAAGCCTGCGGCTAAGGCGGCACAGCCGTCGTCAAAAAAACGTCCAATGCCTACTAAGGCTAAACCGGCTGCTAAGAAGCCAATGGCTAAAAGGCCTGCTGCTAAGAAAGCGGCTCCTAAAGCTAAAGCCAAACCTATGGCTAAGAAGAAAAAGCCAGCAGCTAAGAAGCCTGCTCGTCGTCCTTTCCACGAAGGTGGTATGATTGACATGGAGCTGGATATGCTTGAATCTATGGCAGGAGAAGCTATGATGGCGGCTCGTGATTCTAACAACCCTGAAGCGCTCGACCGTATATTTCGTGATCTTACTATGGGTATTGACCAAGTTAGAATGGTTAATGAAAGGGAAATGGAAAGAGGTAAACAGCCTCGCCCTAACCCTAACGTCCCTCAATTTAAGCTCACTCCTGAGCAAGAGCAGGGTGTACGGGCAATGAACCAAGCTAGGTTTAGTGGTCCTCAGTTTCCTCGACGGACGACAAATCCAGAGCCGATTTTACCTAAAGACCCGCCCTTTAAGAAAGATATGCCGGGATATGATCCAAACGCACCTGCTCCTCCCCGAAAACCTACCGACACTAGCGGGCCTGTGATTGACGGCCCTCGTGATCTTAGTGGGTTAACTGATAAAATTAATCGTATAAATAAAAAAGAAGCAGATAAAACTAGAGCACGACAGTATTCGTCAAACCCTAATTTGTTTACATATTTAACTAATCTCAATAAACCACCACAAGGGTTACCAAGCATACCTAAAAGACCACCAACTCGCGTACCTTTTAATCAGCCGCCTATGGATCGTAGGCCTCCTCGTGGCGCACCTGACCTTAGACCTAACCCTCAAGGGCCGGTTAACACTACTGACAGATACCTTCCCACTAGTAGCCGCTTTGGCCCTCAGATACCTAACCCTAATTATGTTAACACTACTGACAGATTCATACAGGAGTCCGGCCGCTTTGGCAGGCAGATACCTAACCCTAATTATGTGAACACTACGGACCAATACCTTCCGAATACTGGCACGGGCTTTAGGAATAGTGTAGGAGGTACTCCTAATCCTAACTATCGTCCTCCTGTGCCTAATTACAATTCTCCTCGTGGTCGAAGGACACTTGAACAGACAAATCGAGCAGTTAACCAAGCTAGGTTCACTCGCCCTCAAGTAACGCCACAAATGCAAGCGGCTGCACGACAAATGCAGCAGGGGACTAACGCAGGGACTACGCCTCGACCAATGAACAAAGGAGGCATGGTACTGACTCCTGAGCAATACCAAAGAGCCGCAGCTTTAACTAGGCCTAAAAATAAAAGACGATAACTATGGCAGAAACTAAACAGTACACTGAGATGCAAGAAGCATTCTTAGAGGCACTCTGTGGCGAAGCCAGAGGCTCTATACGGGAAGCTATGAACATTGCTGGGTACTCCCCTAACACAAGAACTAAAGAGGTCGTAGAGCCTCTAAAGGACGAGATAGTAGAACGTGCTTCTACGATGCTCGCCATGAATGCGCCTAAAGCAGCATTCTCATTGACAGGGGTCCTCGTTGACCCTTCACAGGTAGGAGCTAGGAATGCTGTCTCTGCCGCCAAAGAAGTACTGGATCGGGTGGGTCTGGTTAAGAAAGAGAAGATAGAAGTGTCTACCCAACAAGGTGGCCTCTTTGTCTTACCACCCAAAGAAACCAATAATGAGCCAGTGGCCGAATAGACCGAGAAACAAGTCCGCGATAAAACCTCCTTTTGGTTACGCGGCTGACCCAAATAACAAAGAAGAATGGGTCCCTGATGAGGCGCTTCTGACATTGTTGGAGGAAGCGTTTCTTTTTTTAGATACGGGTAACTCTCTTAGAGAAACAGCCAAGTGGCTAACCGAAGAGGGTGGTAGGAAAATATCTCATCAAGGTCTGTCTGACTTGTGGAAGGTGTCGAGAGAAGGCATAGAGACTCCTAGAGATAGACAACTAGCTAATCGTAAGAAGCCGAAGACTAGGGCAGAAAAGAAACAAGATAGATTAACTAAAGACGTAGCCGCTAAAAAGCGATCTCTCATTGCAGCAGAGAAACGAAGAGATAAAGCTAACGGTGTAACCGAACCTAAGCCAGAGACACCCGAAGGGTTGACCGGCAGTAGCGCTATACCACAGAACCGAGACATTATCTTTGCGCCTAACAAAGGGCCTCAGACAGAGTTCTTAGCGTCTGTAGAAAGAGAAGTACTCTACGGCGGTTCTGCAGGGGGAGGCAAGTCTTACGGACTGTTGGCTGACCCGCTACGTTACTTTGGTAACAAAAACTTTAACGGTCTAATCCTTAGACGTACTAACGACGAACTAAGGGAGTTGATCTGGAAGACTCAGGAGATATACCCAAGGGCGTATCCCGGAGCTAAGTGGCAAGAAAGAAAGTCTCAGTGGATATTTCCTAGTGGGGCTAAGTTATGGTTAACGTACCTTGAACGAGAAGAAGACGTACTTCGTTATCAGGGGCAAGCATTCTCTTACATAGGGTTTGACGAGTTAACACAACACGCCACTCCGTTCGCTTGGAACTACATGAGGTCTCGTCTACGGACGACAGATCCAGAGCTTCCAGTGTACATGAGAGCGACAACCAACCCCGGAGGTCCCGGACACGGTTGGGTTAAAGCGATGTTTATTGACCCTGCACCTGCAGGTAAAGCATTCAACGCAACAGACATAGAAACAGGGGAAGAATTACTTTATCCTGACAGCCATCAAAAAGCTGGTCAGCCACTGTTTCAAAGGCGGTTTATTCCTGCTACACTAAAGGATAATCCGTACTTGTACCAAGAAGGAACTTACGAAGCTAACTTGCTGTCTCTACCAGAGATGCAAAGACGGCAGTTACTTGAGGGTGATTGGGCTATAGCAGACGGGGCAGCGTTCCCAGAGTTTAGGCCTCACCTTCATACTGCAGAACCTTTTGAGATACCCCACGATTGGAGAAAGTTTAGGTCGTGTGATTACGGTTACTCAAGCTATTCGGCAGTGCATTGGTTTGCGATAGATCCTTCTTACGAGACCTTGTACGTTTACAGAGAGTTGTACGTCTCTAAACGCACAGGCAGAGACTTAGCAGCTCTTGTTATGGCAGCAGAGCAAGATGAATCTATACACTACGGTGTTCTTGATTCTAGTTGCTGGCATAATAGAGGGCAGATAGGTCCTTCCATAGCTGAAGAAATGATTGCTATGGGATGTAGGTGGAGGCCATCAGATCGTTCGGCAGGCGCTAGAGTAGCCGGTAGAAATAGATTACACGAGCTTTTAAAAGTAGACGAAGTTACAGAAACGCCAGCAATAGTTTTCTTTGACACTTGCAGGCAGATAATTTCAGATCTACAGATTATCCCTACTTGCCCTAAAGGCTCGGACGACATTGATGTACGCTTTAAATCGGACCATACTTACGATTCTATTCGTTACGGTATTATGTCAAGGCCACGATCTGGCTCGCCTTGGGACCCAAGAAACACACCACCGAATAGGTGGCAACCCTCAGATAACACGTTTGGATACTAGATGCCTATAATTGAAAAGCCAAGTACTACAGAAGATTTAAACATAGACCCAGAAGCGATTACTGACGAATTGTTTGCGTTAGAGAAAGAAGGCGAGTCGGGCTACGGCGGCGTAGAGCCTTGGATAAGAGAACAGTATCGTAGAGCTTCAGAGAAAAGAGACAGCGACGAACAACGCTGGCTAATGGCGTATCGTAACTACAGAGGCGTGTACGGGGACGACGTAAGATTTACGGACTCTGAAAAGTCTCGTGCGTTTATTAAGATAACCAAAACTAAAGTACTAGCGGCATACGCACAAATTGTTGACGTATTGTTTGCAGGATCTAAGTTTCCTATTGCAATTACGCCCACTAAAAATCCTGTAGGAGATTCGCCAGAGGCTGTTTACTTTGACGAAATGGAGCTAACCGAAGAAAACATTGCGTCCAAAGTACCTAACCCTGCTACGGGTAAGCCAGAAGAAACTACACCGTCCGGCCCTAGAAACAACGCTACTAGAGACTTTGGTGGTAACTTTGGCCCTTATTCAGAATCTCTAGAGAGAGTAGAAGACGTACTACAAGAAGGCTACGGTCACACACCTACGTCTGCTACCTTTGAACCAATTATTAAAGCTGCTCGTAATATGGAGAAGCGCATTCACGATCAACTAGAAGAGAGTGAAGCGTCTAAGCATTTGCGTAACGTAGCGTTTGAGATGTCTTTGTTTGGTACAGGTATTCTTAAAGGACCGTTTGCGTTCGACAAAGAGTACCCTCGTTGGACTGAAGACGGAGAGTATTCTCCTATCTTTGAAACTGTGCCTCGTGTAGAGTCTGTTTCTATCTGGGATATATACCCAGACCCAGACGCACACAATATGTCTGAGGCAGAGTACGTTATCCAGCGCCACAGAATGTCTCGCTCTCAATTACGCGGACTTAAAAAGCGCCCGTACTTTATCGACGACGCTATAGAATCCAGCATTGAGATGGGTCCTTCGTACAACACAGAGTACTGGGAAGACGTACTAGAAGACAGCGAAGTAAGTGTTAAGACCAACCGCTACGAAGTACTAGAGTACTGGGGCGTGTTAGACGCACAGTTAGCTGAAGAAGCTGGCATGGAGCTACCTAACAACTTACAAGATAAAGACCAAGTACACATTAACGCTTGGGTCTGTAATGGTAACATTTTACGATTAGTGCTAAATCCATTTACGCCTTCTCGTATTCCTTACCAAGCTGTGCCTTACGAACTAAACCCATACTCTTTCTTTGGGGTAGGTGTAGCAGAAAACATGGAAGACACGCAGTTGCTAATGAATGGCTTCATGCGTATGGCTATCGACAACGCCGCATTGTCTTCTAATCTACTCATAGAAGTAGACGAAACTAATTTAATTCCGGGACAAGATATGTCTATCTATCCGGGAAAGATATTCCGACGACAAGCAGGCGCTCCGGGACAGGCCATCTTTGGTACTAAGTTCCCTAACGTAACTAACGAGTGTTTGCAAATGTTTGACAAGACACGACAGCTTGCAGACGAATCTACAGGTATCCCTTCGTACTCCCACGGTATGACAGGCGTTATGGGTGTAGGTCGTACTGCTTCTGGTATGTCTATGCTAATGGGTGCGGCGGCACAGAACATTAAAGCTGTTGTCCGTAACGTAGATGACTACTTACTAGGGCCACTAGGCAAAGCTTTCTTTGCGTTTAATATGCAGTTTAAGTACGACCCAGATGCTAACGGCGACCTAGACGTAGAAGCACTAGGTACAGAGTCTTTGATGCGTAACGAGATTCGCTCACAGAAACTCATGCAGTTTATGCAGGTAGCACAGAATCCTGCTATGGCTCCGTTTGTTAAGTACGACTACGTTCTTCGTGAGATTGCCGCTTCTATGGATCTAGACGAAGATAAGATTCTTAACGATCCTAGAGAAGCAGAGATACAAGCTAAGATGGCAGCAGACTATCAGAAAGTACTGATGGAGAATATGCCAGAGCCTGACCCTGCGGCAGCACCAGAGCAAGCACAAGACCCTGCAGCTATGTTGCAAGCACTAATGGGTGGCGCTCCACCACAAGGTCCTCAAGGCGGCCCACCGCCATTACAAGACCCTACAGGGGCAGGGGGTACAGTACAGCCCGGAGCCGCACCAGAACCCGGAGCAGCAGGTTTCGCCGCTAATACTGGCGAAGGCGAGATGCTACAGTAGATGGATAAGAATGTAGCTAAAGCAATTCTTCCAGTAATAAACGAAAAAGAAAAGTACAATTTGTTTTTACTGTATGTAGAAGATAGAATAGAGATCCTTCGTGGGTTTCTAGAGAGAGAAAAAGATCCGCAACGAGTCAGAGAAGTACAAGGCGCGATTGCAGAACTTCGTAAGTTTTTTACTCTAAGAGAAGAAGCACAAACTTCTTTGAAAAAGTAACCCGCGCTAAACACAACTGCGGGGTAAGCTATGGCTTTTTTACAGTCTAACATTCCTTATTTTAAGGCTTGGGTAAGAAAAGAGTACACTAAAAACTTACAAGATTATGAAGGTGAGTTTTTGCATTGCATGGTTATAGCAGTAACTACCATGCCAAAACGAACACTTAGTTTTCAAGTAATATTTACTGGCTGTGAAGCCGACGATAACGACGAGCCAAATGTACACGGTGGTGCAATGTGGGCAAGAATGCCACTGACTGCACTGGTAGCAGATACGCCGTTAGAAGTGTGGCCTGAAGAACTACCGCCTCATCTAGCACAACCTTGGGACTGTATGTCTCATACGCATTCGGTATATGTACTAGAGAGAGCTACACCAGCACCTTGGTTGGCTAAGATAGACGGCGAGTTTTACCCTGCTAAGTATTACTTTACTGTTGACTACACAGAGAACGAAGTAGCAGACGACCCAGCGCAACATAAGCAGTCACACGTATTAGAACTGCTAGACGCTGGAGAGTACACGGGCAACATAGTTGCTTTACCAAATAATCGAGTTAGGGTGTCGCACCCCGCTTGGTTTGAAATGGGCGAAGGCGCTCCCGACTTTATACCCAATCAACACACGTACAACTCTAAGGATGATTTTGACTACTCCTTAGACAAGGACAGGGTATTTAATAATCTCTACTCAAAAGGCAAAAAGAAATGATGAAGAAAAAGAAAGGTTACGCTAAAGGCGGCATGAAGAAGAAAAAAGGTTACGCTAAAGGCGGAGCAGCTAAGAAAAAAGCTCCAGCAATGCGTAAGCCAAAAGCTAAAGCAAAAGCACGACGACGTTAATGGCTGCTAAGAAGAAGGCTAAGTCTAAAGTCAACGAGGCCGGCAACTACACCAAGCCTACCATGCGTAAAAATATGTTTAACAGAATCAAGGCAGGTACTAAAGGTGGTAAGGCAGGGCAGTGGTCGGCTCGTAAGGCTCAGATGTTAGCCAAACAATATAAAGCCAAAGGCGGCGGATATAAATAGTGGCACTTAAAAAGTCTCAAAAATCATTAAAGGATTGGACTAGCCAAGAATGGGGAACCAAGTCTGGCAAAAAGTCCGCAGAAACTGGCGAGCGTTACTTGCCTAAATCTGCAATAGACTCTCTCAGTCCGCAAGAGTACGCGGCTTCTACTAAGAAGAAACGAGAAGATAC